GATTGAGTAAGTCCAATAAAGAAAGTGTTGTGTTTCTTAGGAACACGTCCTGAGTGTTGGCATTCTTGATATTTTCGTTGTTGCTTCTTTGCATTCTTATTATCTGTTTTTGGCGATGTATGGTAGATTGGTCTGAACTCTACAGTTATCGATAAGGGCCAACATCGACTCGTCCTTAAGGAACTGTTGACTTAAGATGAAATCGTGTTCTTCCTCCTTCAACATCGTGTTAAATACCCTTATGTTGGTTATCCACAGGTTAGAATTAGGAAGAATATAGTTTTGATCTATCTCAAACTGGGTGAGTGTAAAGGACGATGTACTCTGTAAGATAGGAACAAAATCGTTGTGATTTATGATGTCGCTAGGGTCCTCGTTTATCTTGTAGACGTATGCTCCACACTGTAAGAACTCGTTAGAGATTGAAACAACTATCGCATGCCATTGTGAGCTGACGAAGTTAGCAATGGAGTAGTTCTTGATCTGTGAGTTTACTTTTACCGTAAGGTTCAACAAACCTTCAGGTTCGTTACCAATATATCTAGTAAAGTTACCGGTGATCTGGATTCCGGACTGGCTTTCGCTGTCGAAGCCATCGATAAAGTTTATGGGTCCACCTGAACTAGGGACGTTAAATAAGCAAGTGAAGCTTAAGTTTCTATTCGTAGTGTTATTGAACTTAGGGGTAGAGTTATAGACTATTGCTGGTTCCCTTACCTTGAAGGTTGCGATAGTCTTTCCAGAAACAGTGTCCGTTAAGATGTCTCGTTGATCCTTGAAACTTAGGTCTCTATACGCCTCAACCCTAATGTATCTACCTTGCTCAGAAACTCCTTCATGATTAGGAATCGTGTCAAATGGTCCTCTTACCCTACAGTACCTAAAGCTCGTGTTCTTAATGTTCTTATCGTTAGTCAAGAGTCCACCGTTTCTCCAAGTAACATAGAGCTGGCTGCCTTCATATGCGATTATCACATCGTTTGAAGGGTTAGCTGGGCTGTCTAGGTTGGCTAGTGTTTCGACGGATTGAGTTGTTCTTAATACTGGTGACTCCGATAGAAGCTCGGCAACTATATCGTTTGCAGGAACTCCACCCAAGTCATAATAGTTTTCGATTAGAGGAGCAAAATTAAAGGTGTATTTTAGAGGTCTTTGTATCACGTCTGGATGGATTGCTTTTCTAGAAGAGTCAAAGGTAGTCGTTATCTTTTGATACTGTTCTGGCATCGTGCCGTCCTTGATGTCTTTCTCTACTTCTTCTCCAAAAAGCTGTTCGGCATTTACGATGACGTTGTCTAAGAAGCTTCTGCTCGTATCCGTAAGCAGCATGTCGATGTTTGGACTGAACTTTTTGAGCTGAACCTTCCAAAAGATAGGTTCCATCATGAACCCGCGGCTCAAATAAGAACCCTGTATCTCATACATACGGTTTACCAAAGGAAAGTAGAGAAAGTCTCTCTTTCTTGGCTCAGAACAGGAACCAAATATTGATTGAAAGTACTTGTGATCGATGTGAATCTCAAAAGGTAATTGAAAATCCATACCAAATTCAGTAAACTTTGGAGTGTTTTCGGGAAAAGCGTTGTTTGGAACAACTACCTTTACACACTTACGATCCACGTTATTATATAGGGTCCATTCCTTTAAAACATAATCTCCACTATCGGATTCAGGTAGGGTCCTAAAGTAAACGACCTGGTGACCATATATCTGGTTGGTAAAGAAGGAAAGGTCCTTGAACATGTTGATCGCGCTGTCTACTTCATACGGTCTAAAGCTTGGATCGCGATTGGCTATGATTGATGAATATGTCTCGTTCGAACACTTGACACCTGGTGTAAAGACGTTTACTGTGCCTGGAGCCGCCTTAAACCTAAGCTTTATCTCGTTGACTTGAATTATGGAAGGCATCTCGTTGGTAGTACCGTCGTCATATTCGTATTTTACCTGAAAGTAAAAAGGATCAGTTGCATCCAAGATCATGTTTGCAGCGTCGCCTATGTTTCCTGGCTCAACTTCATACCAGAGAGACCAGTCCAGTTTGTTTCTGGAGTATCTTATCTTTCTAACAAGATTAGTCAAGTCGATTGCGCCTGGCGAACCGAATATTAGATCTTCAACGAATTCTGTAAACTCAGTTATGCCTTTGACAGGATCATTTGTCGAAAATATCCTAAAGTTCTTACTAAAGGTTAAAGAGTTGTTGTTAGGATCTATTTGAAGCTTTACGGTAGTCTGCACCATTTGCGCTTTAATGCTTTATTTTATTTATTTTGGAAAGCACCAGTAAACTGATACCTTTTTCTTAGTACAAATAAATAACTATATACGATGGCAAAAAGAAAGGAAATACTTGATTCTCTTTGGCTGGTCAAAGGCGCTTGGATGGATGCTGAGTATTTTAGCTATGTCCTCCTAGCAGCAGCTCAAAAGTACAGGAAAGACTTGGAAGAAGGTTCTCTCTCGTATTTTTATGAGGTCTTATTTCACAGCCTAAACCTAAACACCCTAGCAGTAGACGGAAACCTATTCGACTTTAAGATGAATCCGGTATGGAAGGAAGAAAGAATCCTAAAGATCAAGGACGATTTAAAGAAGATCTACGAGGACACTAATTCAGAAACAGTAGAAATATTTAGAAACGCTAACTTTGTTTTCCTGAGTCTTCTAATAGAATACATGGAAGCCCAACAGTTTTTCTTGGAAAACATGGAGATATTTTTTGTGAATCCCAAGATCCATCAACAAAAGGAGGTTTTCATAATCGTAAACTGTGAGGGAACTAACAGGTATTCTATCTGGAAGCTTAGCGAAGATCGTAAAAAGGATTTTGGTCACTCCTTTAAAAAGATAAAATCAGTAAAGATAAACGTTGCTGAAAACTCTACGCTTAAGGACGAACTTAGCAAGCAAAACATCGAAGCCCTATCTACGATTAAAGAAAAGGAAAATGTCATATTTTCGATCCTGACTCACAAGGAAGAAATACCAGCAGCAACCGTAATAAAGGACCTGGTCTTGTTAAATAGAGCGATCTCTAAGGAGCATCAATTGGATCCAAACCTGATATCCGAAATGCAGGGATTGCTTATCTCAGAAAGGGTGATGCCTTTTAACTTAAATCAGTGGATTTAAGGCTTAGGGTACTTTTCTTTTATTGCTAAGCACGCATTGATGTATTCTTGGATTTGAGACTGGTCTCCCTTAACTATTCCATCCAAATAATCTGTCATAGCTGGGTATTCTCTACGTCTATTTACTGCATACTCGGAGTAATATAGAGAAAATTCATTAAACAGCTCTTGCAATTCCTGTTCGCTCGGCTGATCTCCCAGTTTTTCAGTATTCCATTTAACAATTACGAAAGCAGTCTCCCTTTTTTCTAGGATAACGTCCTCAAAAGGAACAGCGTTTGGATTAAGTCTTGTGTAAATATTCATGATTTTAGCCTATTCTATTTATTGTTAATTCAGATCCATATATTCCCATGTCTATAACAGCTAATGTGTTATCTTGCGCATAGCTGCGGGTCTGTACTTCTACCCAGTCACCAGCGGACAGGTATATCGTTTTACTTCCAGAGATAGAGTATTGAGATGTTCTTTCCAAAAGGGCGAGTGAACCGCCTATATCAACTGCAGCGACTTCCCAAAGAAGATCTAAGAAATAACTGTTTGAATCACTATCGACGAGTTTAGTTGAACCGACCATGACTATATGTTCTTGTAAAGATGTTGCATGTCTTAATAAAGACCTGAATTCAAATTGGTAATAACCATCATAAGTTGCAGTAAACCTATTGGACGTTAGGTTGAACTCGGATAAAGTATCATAGTCTTCTGTATTGAAGTCGACTGTGTAGAATGTAGATAGATCAGAAGCGATCGTTTGTGAGGAAGATTGATTAACGCTGACTCTAGAAAACTGAGAAAAGTTAATGTTTCCACTCAAGACTTCAAGCTCTCCCAGAATCTTAACAGGGCCGTCTACCGCAAGGCCGGCTCCCTCATCGATGTATACTCCACCGCTTCCTACGTTTATTGAATTTCCTACGTCAAGCTTTTCGCCCACGTATAAGTTATTTGTGATCTTTACTTCGTTTGACTTGATTGCGCTTATGCTTGCGGTAGGAGAAACAAATCCATCTAGTTCAAATATGGAGATTCCACCATCA